CGTGGTAAATTTTGTCCGGGTATTTCAGGTGGTGGTACGTTAGGGCCCTGTAGTATCGGTAATGCTTGAGTAGTAGAGGGTATAAAGGGTGGTAAGCCTATAGGTGCACCTAAATTAAAAGGTATACCAGATTGTTGAATGAGGTATTGAGACATAGAAGTTTAATTTAATAAATATGTGAAATTGTTACGCTTTTCCAGAAATATAGTGTTATCAATTTTTTCTGTGATAGTGGTCCCTCGGTGAGTGATAATGTAGCAATTTTCATTATGTTTTTGAGACCTTTCTCGAAGTACATCTAATACCAATTCTACTCCTTTATCATCAAGGGAAGAATCAAGTAATTCGTCATAAAAGATAGTTGAAAAATGAACATCGCCTTGCATTCTACGGATATCTAAAAAAGAAAATAAACAAGCTAAATCAATTCTTTTTCGTTCGCCGCCAGAAAAATTAAAATAAGATTTCAGTTCACCTTTTTCATCTGTAATCTGCTCGTCAAAAAATTCATTGAATTGGCATAAACAATTTGCATGAAGTTTGTCAAGATAATAAGCCATTCGACCGTTGAGAACAGCTAAAATCTTTTTAACTATATAAGATTTAACTCCTTCTTCTGAAACTACAAACTTAACACATTCAAGTACTGCGCAATCTTTATCAAGCTTTTCAAGCTCTGCTTTACCAGTTTCAAGTTTTTCTTTAAGTTCTTTTACAACATTTTCTAATGCTTTATTAGTTTGTTCTTTAATATCCTCAATCTCTTTTAAAAGTATCTGAATGCTTTCGTTAATGAGACTAATTTTTGTTTCTATATTTTTATTATTATTAATAATATCTTTTATAATATTTTTATTGTCTTGAATATCTTTAAGTTCTTTTTCTTTTTTTGCTTGATCGGTATTAATTTTATCTAAAGTTTTTTGAGAGATAGTTAATTCTTTGTTAAGATCTTTTTGTTTGGTATTGAGTTCTTTTTTATTAGCCTCTTTATGTTTAAGATCATCATCAGAATAAGCTCTCTTACAAGTTGTACAAATTGCACCGACTCTTTCAATTTCTTTTAGCTGATCTTCTATATGACTAATTTTGCTTTTAAAATCTGCAAGAATCTGATATGCATGTTTATATTCTTTTTGTATATTTGTAAGTTCGTCTCTACAAGCTTGTTCTTTTTCATCTAACTTTTTTATAACATCATTAGGAAGCTCTTTAATTTGTTTTAAAAGTTCCTTTATTTTAGTTTTATTTTCATCAATACGTTTTATAAGTTCAGCAATTTTTTGTTTTTTATTTTCTTCGAAGGTGTCAAGCTGTTCTTTATTGAAATTAAAGCCTTTTTCTATACCTTCTACTTTAGCAAAAAGTACTTCGTAATCTTTTTTAAGAATATTATGCTCTTCTCGTGCTTTGGAAAGCATATCTGAAAAAATCTCAAGACTGAGAATACTTTCAATAAATTTACGCTTATCAATCTTTGACTGAGCCATAAAAGGCACAGTGTTATTGATAGTCATTATAACTGAGTTTTGAAAAATTTTACCATTTGATAAAACAAGCTTTTGAATAAATTCATTCGTTTTAGCCATCGTAGAACGGGTTATATCCTCCCCGTTTTTTGTCATATAGCATTTTGTAGGGTTAATTGTGCGGGTGATTTGGTATTGCGATAAACCATTACCATTTTCAATATTAAAATCTAAAACCACTTCACATTTTTTCTTAGTAAAAGAATTAACTATTAAATCTTTGGAAAGTTCTCTAATTGTTGTTCCAAATAAAGCAAAATAAAGAGCGTCAGCTATAGTTGATTTACCGACACCATTTTTAGAATCTTCTTTATCGTAATTTGTTCCAGTAATAACATTTACACCAGGCTGAAAATTAATAACAACTGGTGTTTCTCCGACAGAAAGAAAATTCTTTATACAAAGAGATTTAAAATTTACTAAACGCACTTTTAATAGTATATAACAATTCTACCACTTTACAAGTGGTGTTGTTTGTAAAGACACTGTCCATGGAATTTTTTGTAGTAAATCAACATAATCATGTTTAAAAGAACACTTGCCATTATAGTCTATTCCTAAAAAACGAGCTGAATCGGCTCTTTCGCTAATATTCGTCTTGGTATTTAAAATTTCATCCGCTGTATCATAAACAGAGTCCTGTTCTTTATCGTTTATATATTGTTCTTCTATTATATTTGTATATGCGCCAGGTCCTGTAATTCTAAATAACTCGCTAGGCTCGTGAACTGTAATTTTATTTGTTTTTAAATGTAGTACATTAAATGCTACGTACTTTATAAGCTTCTCTAGAACAGGGTGCTTTTTGCAAAAAAACATACCCCACTGTACAAATTTACCTTTATTACTTTCTCGAGTTATTAAAGCTTTATCGGTGGATAATAAAAAACTATCGAAGGGTTCATTAACGCAAGAATCTATATCAATATATATACCACCGTAAAAATATAGCGCTAAGTAACGCCAAAAATCTGCTTTAGCAGCATTTATTTGTAAAGCATCATACGCTGAGCAAATATCTTTACCGTAATTAGTGGTAATAAAGTCCCGTCTATCAGACTCATCAAAAAAATAATACTTGTAATCAGGATTATTATTTTTTAAGGTTTCGATTAGTTTTTGAACTTCTTCAGGTAAAGTTTTTTCACTAAAAGTTTGAAATATATTTTTTTCGATCATATTACCAATAACAGCCTCCTTCAATATTTTTAAATTTTTCAGGTGTTTCTTTTATGGACGGTCTTGTCCAGCTATCATTATAATGCACTTTTCCGATGTTTCCACTATCCCATCTACCGCCTTTAATACCAAAGAGTAACTGCAAAGGGCCTCCTAGATGAATTCCTTTTTTATTTGATTTTCGGGCATGAGAAATTAACGGCAGGGAAGATGCGCCTGTGCCTGTTAATACAATATCGTATTCTAAATTACTCATTTGGTCTTTTAAATCTTTAACCATGTCTATCCATGTTTCATATTTGCTCGGTTTGTCTATTCCTGGAGAATGTTGATGTTTTATAGTTAAGAGTTCAAAGTCTGGTAAAAGTCGAGCATCTTTCCAAATTTTATTTTTATTTTTGTATTGTTGTTTAATTGTTTCAATAAATGGTGAAATAACTAAAACTTTTTTATCTTTTAAATGTTCGGTCCAAGGGGACCCTGAATAAAAAGGTTCTAAGCTTTGTAAGTCGATTAATTCACAGTTAGGAGAATACTTTTTAATAAAACGTGCTTCAAAATCTAAATTAAACATTGACCACCAAGCCAAACAATCTATATACGGTAAACAACATATAATTTCATTTATAAAATCGAGTCGGGATTTTTCAGTTTGCGGAAAAACACCTGCATTGTTGTATATTTCTTCTACAACATTTGGAAGCCATTGAACGGGTTGATTTTTATGTTCAAAATAAAAATAGTTGTATATACACATTAATTCGCAATTTCCAATCTTACCGGCAGCAAAAGGATCATTTTTTTGAAAATGATTATAAAGGTAAAAACTACCGTCTACAAAGTTTTGTTTTTGAAAATTCATTTTTTATTAATAATAAAAAAACTAGGGCAGCCATCTTCTGTTAACTGTTTTTCAAGTTTATAATTTAAACAAAACTCATCTACTGCGTCAATTACACCTTGAAAACGGGGTGTGTAGTCGTGACCGCTTATTATACCTCCCGGTTTAACTTTTTTCTGTGCTTCATTAATATCGAGTTTGACACCTTGATAACTGTGCTCACCATCAATGTAAATAAAATCTAAAAAATTATCTGGTATACTTTTAAAAAAATCTAAACTACAGCCTTTGTATAATTTTATATTATTATTTGTTGTGTATTTTTCTGTTAATTTTTGATAAACAACATCTAAATTAACTTCTTCTGGATTATTACCGTTTTTATCGCCTGAAACAGCATAACCAGTAAATAAATCAACCATAAAAAATGTTGATGGTATTGCTGTTTCTATTATGAGATTACTAAAACCGCCCTCAAAAACGCCAATTTCGGCTCCAACACTATTTTTCGGGTAAAGTTTAATAAGTTCTTCTCTAGTTTTCATGAGCCGCAAAAATTTCTTTTATACAATTAACACTTTTACCGTCATACATGCCACCCAAAAAATGTATAATATGAGCATTTTTAAAAAGATCTCGAGTTGTTTTATTTTGAGTAAAGAGGTGCACAAAAGGTTCTAAAGTGTTTTGAAGTAAATTTTTTTCACCAGCGAAATACTCATTAAAAAGCGCCTGATCAATAAATGCACTATTTTTGTTAGTGTTTATATAGGTAATAAAATCAGGAAAAGTTGATAACAGCATTTTGTTAAAACCAAAAATTCCGGCATTATAAAACGGTGGATTGTGTTCGTAAACTTTATCTGTGAATTTGTGATAAGAACCTGTTGTGTTGAGATATTCTCCTTCTTTTGTTCCGTGTATAATATTTTTATTGTTTTCTATAATGCTAAAGATTTCTAAAATATTTTTTGTAACAACACTATCTGTATCTAAATATAAAAAGTTGTCATACTGATTACTTTTCTCCCACTCAAAAATTATATATTTTGCAGTGTACCTATAATCAAAATTATCAATATAATAAACAAAGTTTGGTTTTGTTTCGTTTGAATCGAAGTTTAAATCTTTATCTGCGATACAACATATATCTATATCATTATGTAAACGATTTATATTTTCGATATTATATTGTAAAACGTCTTTGTATTTTTTATTTGAAATAAAATATATTAGATTTTTCATAATTCTAATTAATATCAAAGCTACTTTTATAGTAACCATGTTGTGACCCTTGATATGTTATAGGGTCTGTTGACCAATAGACGTTTAATTTTAATGCAGCTTGTATATAGTTTAATTCCCAGTCTATAGCAGCAAAAAATGGCAGCGCAATTTTAACAATACGTTCTAACGCCGATCTTGTTACAATATAAGAGTCACTGCAGCGACTATGATACAACGGGTGCTTATCAACTAAATTTGTAGTGTGGTATGGTAATTGCAAATTACAGCCCGAACCAATATAGCATATATCACAAGTATCAGGTATAACACGTAAATGGGAATCGAGCTTTTCTAAAAAATTATCTTTAAAGCGAACATCATCTTCAAGTATTAGAACGTTATTGTACTGGGTGTTATCAAGAATATGTTCGTAGGTTTTATAATGTTCAAGAGTAGCAGCTCTATAAGCTAAAGCTCGTTCACCCCAGTGAAGCGGGCAACCAGTATGCTCTTCAAACACTCGGTAATATTTTTCAGTAATATTATTTCTTTTTTGCCTATTTTCGTTTGTTTGATCAAAATATTTTTCTTCAAAAATTTCTGGTGATTTTCTATCATACAAACTTCTATATTCGAAAGGAATATTAAATAAGGGTAAAACAGAATCTAAATACTGTTTACGGTTTACTTGTTGATGGTAATGAATAATATATATGTGATCAATTTTCATATAGTAGCAACATTTGTTGTTTGTCTTTAAGTGGGTGTAGGGTTAATGCTCTTTTACTGATATCTGATGTTAAGGCTGGGTTATGATACATACCGTCTATCCAGGTCCAGTTTAAATTATTATCTTTAAATATAAAACCGATAAACTCATCACTAAAACGGGTGGGTTCATAATATAACAAATCTTTTAAAACAATTTTGTCGATTGTTTCATTACTTAAAATAAATCCAGCACCGCCTTGTGGGTAACCCCAATTAGCGGGGCTACCATAACTTTCATCTTTTTTAGCTGTATTTAAAAAATTGTTAATATTACTTGTGTGAGCAAAGGTATCGTCATCAACAAACACATACCAGTCGTAGATATTATTTTCTTTAATTTGTCTTAATCGGTTATATAGTTTTTCTGGACAGCTATCATATTGACCAGTATTTAAACTGATCGTTGTTTTGATGACATTTTTATTTTTATCTTCATAATCTGAATAAAAAATAATATCTGTTAAATCTTTACCCCATGTAGAAAGTATTGTGTCAATTCTATGTATAAGGTGTTGAGAGGCGAGTATATTAAATTGTACTTTCATACTTTTTAGAATAATCTTTCCATTCTTTGCAAAGCCAGGGCTGTCCGCCTGCAAAATGCCTATTAATAACTTTATCCTTTGTTGTTCTAACTATATCGAACCAGTTCGGGCTACCATTATCTCCTGTTTCTTCTACTAAATGAGTGGTGTTCCATTCCGGGCCTAATATTTCTATATTATCTTTAAGTTCGTCTAATGTAAAACATGTTCCTGGTGTTATATAGCTATGAAAGCCGTAATTTGGCAAATCTAAAAAAGACGTCCAGCTATGAGGTTTAATACCTGCAAAATGGTAAAAGGCATGCTGATCACACTCATAAAAAGGAACACTTGTTTTGTGATATTCATGGTACAAAGGGTAGTTATATAGTTTATCAAAAAATGTTTGAGACAGCATACAATCTATTAGCTTTTTTGTAAATTGATTTACTTTTAAAGAAAAAATACCCATGCAGTGTGTATTACCAGAATCTATTACATATGTAAAGCTTTTACTTGTTTCAAATTTTAATTGTGGTTGTACAATAAAAACGTCACAATCATACATATTAATAATATCCCCTTCATTGAGTTTACCGGCTTCAATTGCATCTTTTAATATCTTCCAGCGAAAAAACATTATATTGTTACTAAAGGGTATGTTTCTATTAAAAATTTGAACAGGTGGTGCTATTTTATGAGATATTTCTATATATTTGTACCCGTGTAATTCACAAAATTTTTTATTGCGAGGTACCATAAATGTTTGAAAAGCATCTTGTCTCCAATCTGTATAATAAGGCAAAGATAAAAATATTTTTTTCATAATAAGGCAGTCTTTAAAATAATTTCCCTATAAAAATCAAAATTAGCTTTTTCTTTTGACTTTTGAACTAAGATATTGTATTTTTCTTCTAAATTTATTTGAAACAGGTCGTTCCAATTATTAATAAAAAGTATTGGGCAATCTTTAAAAAAGACCATTGGTATACTTTTAAGTACAATTGGTATTGTACCAATATATATTGATTCCCAAATTCGATGACAATCAACACTATTGCCCGGAGGAGATATTATAAATTTATATTGTTTTGCTGTGTGTAAATAGTCTCTATAGGTTTTTTTGCTTGTTTCTATATAAAGGCCTTTTAAATCATTTAGAATTGTATTTACGTTTTGTCTTTGATTTAAATTTGTACCCTCACTGAAATTGGAATACACAAGACCTGTTTTAGTGATATTTGTATCATTAGCTATATCAAGTAAAGATTGTTTATCACCGTGTGGCCAGCACTCATTAGCAATACCTATAGGTATTGGTTGTAATTTATCATGCAAAATATGACAGTTCATCCCAAACCATTTTATCAAACGAGGGTGGTTTAAAATAGGTAGATGAGTTTCAGTAACTGGAATATCAGAATCGTGAGTTAATAGTATAAAATCGTAATCAATGTGTGGCAAATAACGGTTATAAAAATCATTAATATAGTCAGTCTTAACAAAGAAAATGTTTCGAGAAGGTTCAAGATGTATTCCACAATTGCGTCTTTCACTTAAACAATTTTGTGCAAGAGATATAATTTTTTCAGGTGTTATTATATTATCGACAATTAACATATTATAAAAATTGTTGTATAGCTTTTTTGTTGTGTAGGTGTAAATTAAAGATAGGTATTAATTTATTATTATATTGTATAAATGGTTTTTTGTCAAAAAAAACTTTTATTTTATTTTCTATTATTTCTTTTCCGACATAATGTCTATATTCGGTATAACCAGCTGAAGCGCCTTGATTAGTGCCACCTAAAAACTGACCATACGATATAGGATCAAACACACATTGTAATTTGTCAAAATTTTCTGAAAAAGGACCATAGGGCAAGCATGGTAACATTCTGTAATTCTTTTTAGCGCGATATATTAGATCTATAAAAGCCATATCAGTTACATGGCCATAAAAATGGCCTACATACGGATTTAAAGTTTGATCTCCTTTTTTTAAAAGTGTGATATGATGTTTAACAAAATTTTGTCCGGATATTTCATCTTTAAAAGCCATAAGTGCTAAAGCAGATGCATACGGCGCTTCATTAGAATAAGCAAACTCTCCCGATTCTAGAAGTTCAAATAGAGATTTTAAACTTTCTGCAAAAATTAAATTATCAGCTTCAACGTGTATAGTATTTTTTAATTTTTGTTCATTAATAAAAATTCCTAATAAAATACTTCGAATAAATGTAACAAACCAAAATGTATCGTAACGATATCGAGGCCATAATGTGTCTAGTACACTAATAGTTTCTTTAAACTCATCGGTATTGCAAATTAAATCTTCAACGGGTACGATATCAATAAGGTTAGAAATATCTGTTAATTGTTTTTTTATAGTTTTTATTTGACTATTCTCTGTTAAAAAATAGCTTTTTTTAAATTTTTTAGAATTATGCTGTATTGTTTTTAAATAGTAATCAGGTATACTATTATAGCTCCATTGACTAGGTGTTGTGTTTTTAGGTGCACAAAAATTGCTTGTTAAAAACACGTATACTAAATTAGAGTCCATTCTACAAGTATAGTTTAGTATAAAAATTATTCAATATAGGTTTTTTGTTATATTGATGTACAATAGTAGGGATATTGTTGTTAAAAGTAAATAAATTATTTTGTATGTTGCTTTCGGTTAGTTCAGAATCATTAACCTGTGAAAGATGTACAATGAAATCATTACCGTGTGTTAGAAGTTTTGGTGCAATATTTTTGTGTTTGTAATACAAAACGTTTAATATTATTTGATCTAAAATAGGGTAATTGCACTTAGGTAAAATATTTTGCATTTCATATGCCATTTTTTTAAAATAATCTTGTAATGCAATTTTATGGCCATAAACTATACCGCTGTTTAATATTTTAAGAGGTGTTAGTTCATTTAATAAATCAGGATAGCTAACACGAAGCCAAGTAGTATTAACTGTACAATCTGTAAATGCTTTTTTTTCTTCACAGATAACGAAGTCATTTTCAGTATTAATAAGTTTTTTACCTGCTTTAAAAGGATCATTTTGAAAAATAACATCGGTATCTGAGATTAATACATGCTGAATATCTTGAAATTTTTTAAGATAGAGGTAAAACAAAATTGGTTTGTAATTAAAAGCAGTTAAATTAGCGGGTATATTATGCTCAATAAGCAAAGTTCTAATATCGATAGGTAATACATTTTTATATTCCTTAAAATTGTCAGGTATATCTGTTATTAAATGTAATTGCCCTGAAGAATACTTTTCAAAACTTTTTAAAAATGGTTTTAAAAAATCTGTAGTATAATTTAAAGATAAAGCTAAAACAATATTATTCATTTAGATAAAACCGCGATGATGTAGAAATATTTGAGGGTAGTTAAATTTTTTCGAAATGTATTTGTTGCCCCATTCTGAAGGATCTCTCGCTATTGTAATATCATATTTTATTGACATCAATGATAGTACAGATTGATCGTGTCTGTGTGCCTTATATGCTGGAAACTCAGGACCTAATTGTGAAGGTTTATCTGTTAAAATATCTTCGTCTTGACAGTAATTTAAATATTCATTAAAAAAGTTATTAGTGTAATTGTTTTTTATTAAAAGTATATATGAACCGTTCACTTGGTTTCCGTTTACAAATTTTTCTTCTAAACAATTCATTTTATTAAAACAGTCGTACTTTGTCCATTCTATATTTTTCCAAATAGTTCCTGGTGGCGAACCATCTCTATTTTCAAATAATAAAATACCTTTTTGGTCGTTTTTAACAATGTCAACTAAAGGTTGAATATCACTAATTACAGAATTACCACTATCTACATAAAACAATGTATCACCGTCATTTAGTAACTTTAATGCTCTATTTATAATATAAGGCTTCCATAACCAATACCCGTAGCCTCTATCTTGGGAAAAAATATTTTTATTACGCTGGTAAAAATCTTCTTCTATGTTACTAGGGTTGTATGAAATATAACCATTAAAATATTTTTTGGCTGATTCAACTAATATATTTTGAGATCTAAAAAAACGATGACCGTATTTTTTATCTTCAGATGCAAAACTGATTAGTATTGTTTTCATTTTGAAAAATATTGTTTTTCCAATTCAGTCTCGTTTGCAAATGGTACGTACCATAATATATTGTTTTGAGTCGAACGCTTTAATAAAACGTTCTGTACATAAGAAAACCATTTTTGAGGTAAATTATCTTTATCCTGCGCAAAAATTTGTTCGTTATATGTATTACCGGCGTCTTGTTCCATAGAGGAACTTTTATGATCAAGATGAAATAAAACAGCGGGTGGTTTATTAAGTGTTAAACATTTTCCATAAAGCTGACATTTACAGTAAAAATATGTATCCCAGTATGCCCTGCTTAAAAGCATAGGTTGGAAGTTTTGTCGGTTTTGTTTCCACCATTCATTTTTAATAGCAAAACCATCAAAACCATGTACACTTAAAGATTGAGGCTCACTGTTTAAATCATCTATCGAATCTAATTTCATAAAATGAAGCTTAGATGCCGGAAAACAATCATACTCTGTATTTTGTAAAATTGTTTTTATATATCTGTTAGATATTAGATTATCATTATTAATGAAAATAAAATAATCTGAATTAATATTAGCTAAATTATCAAAAATTTCGTTTACGAAAGGTATTTTTTTATTAGTAATACCATTTGGTATTTGTTGTAAACAATGCAGGTTATTAAAACCTGTTAGTGCAGCAAATTTTTCGTCTTTAAACGTTAAATTTATTAATTGTAAATCAGGATAAAGCTGTTTTAATTTAAAAAGAGAATCAATACACATTTTTTCTCTGTGATTAAGATTTTCTTCTTTTTTAAAGTTGTTTATACCAATAATAATTTTCATACTATTTAAATACAAACCATGAACTGCAAGGGAAGGTGACTATCTCAGCTAATTCAGTTAAATACTGGCCAGTTGCAACACCAAGCTCAATACCAATACCGTTCGGATATTTTTTTTGTAAAAAATCTGGTATGTCGTTTCTATTATATAATTTTTTTAACTCTTCGTACATATATTTTTAAGTTTTTGTATTACCTGTTCTTTTGATGTATCAGAAATTTGATTAACCATAATACCGTGTTTCTGCACAAAGTACTGCCACTCTTTTTGTATTCTTTGTTCTCTTGATCCGTCAGGTCGTTCGCCTTGTAGGCGAGAAACGGCGTTAGGGTTGTTCATTATTAACTTATCTGAAATTGTAATATCTGCAAACCACCAAAACGGTGCTGCGTAATCTTGTTGAGATTCTCTGTATGCCATATCTATGTCCCAAGGATCTCGATAATTTGTATCATACAGACCTGTTTTAGTATAACATGTTCTATGATGATATGTGAACTCATTGCACATATTTTTATAAAAAGATATATTAACACCGTTCTTATATTCAACAGTTAGACGTGGTGTTCTGCTGCCCGGCGTTCCTGATTCCCAAGACGTAGACACGAATGAAAAATACTTAAGACCAGATTCTTTTGATGCCTTAATGTATTCATCAAAAATATTTGGTGATTTTAAAATCATATCATCTTCAATTATAAAAATATGCTCACAACCCCTTTGAAGTAAGAAATTGATACAATCATTTCTACAGACAGAAGGATAAACGTTTTCAATGTGTTGTATCCAATTACTGTTATATTTGTTTTTATATACTTGACCGCCATTAACAGTAACTAAAATATCAATTTTGTCTAGAGGTAAAGAATTATAAAGTGTTTCATAATACTCTTCAGAGTTATATGTAGTTATACCAATACCTATTTTATTTTTGTCCATACTTATTTTTAATTTGTTTTATGGCGTTTATTGTTTCTTCTTTTGAAGCTACTGTTGCGTGAGGGTCTCGAACATCAAAACCATGTTTTTGAGTGAAGTAATTGCAAGCAGTACAGAAGTTTTCAATCCATTTTTGATCTCTGCGAATTTCAGAACCAGAATGAGCTCTGTCAATTTCTTCAATATATTTGTGACTGTTTGTAATATCAGCAAACCAACGAAACGGAGGATGCATGTTAGCTTTAATAATAAGAGTGGTATGATCAACATGCTCCATAGCATTATAATAAAACTCGTCCATTAAACCCGCTTCTTCAATACATTTTTTTGTGTACATTGAAAAAGCACCATACACATTTGGGTATAAACTAACTGAAACTGTCGGCGAATAATCTAGTTTTAAGCGTACAGCAGGGGACCCATCTGAAAAGTAATTATCAACACCATGAAATGCAAAATTAAAATGCTGAATGCCCGATATCTTCGAAGCTTCTATGTATTTTGCAAATACAGTTTTATCTTTAATAATAATATCGTCTTCTAAAAGAAAAATATAATCACAATCTTTAAGATATCTCAATGCCTGATTTTTAGCTTTACCAACACCTTGTTTGGGTGGTATGTTATTGTGAGTTTTTACCCCTCCACCGTTTATCTGTTTTTCGCCGTCATTAATAATATAAAAATCAGAGATAGAAATACCTTCTAAAGACTTGATCAGTTTTTTAAAATAATCAGGTCTATCACAGGTTATAATTCCGACTCCAATTTTAGTGTTCATTTACTGTTTGAGAAATTCGGTACAAATCAATACATTTATCAAGAATATCTTTTTTAGGTACTGGTGTATCTAGAAGATTTACAAATTCATGTAAAGCAGTATCAATATCTATAGATATTTCATTAAGTTCAGTTGCTGATAATTGAACTGCTTCAAAAATATTAAAATCAGTTCTAACGTGTTTAGGTTTAAACTGATTAAATTTTGAAAACATTACGTTTAATATTTGCTCATTAACGTTACGATCAACGCAAAGACTAATAAAATTGTTTTGCAGTTCAGTAGAAATATTTTCTAAATTAAGTTTACCGTCTAAAAGATCAGAAATTTTTATTTTTTTATGTTTTGGTGTTATATTATTTTCTACAAGTTCAAGCGATAAATCATCAGTGTTGAGAATAGTAAATCCTTTCACTTGCTCTCTATCGCCAAAGTCAAGTTCGTGCGGTGAACCAAGATAGATAATAGATTTACCGTTTGTATATTTTCTATGATCCCGACAATGAAAATGACCTGTAATAACGAGTTTTGTCTTATCTAATAACGACTCACTCTCAATACCGTGATCACAAACTTTATGGGTATTCATTTTAAAATTTAGAATTTCAAAATGACCGATTACTATATCACAGGGTGGTATTTCTTCTACAGGTACTCCCCAAGGGCAGAAGCAAAAGACTTTATTATTAAGATTAACGGTTTTAAGTTCATTAAAAACTGTTACATTTTTATAACCGTCAAGAATAGATATAGAATTGATATCTGATTTATCTTTATAATAACAGTCATGATTACCTGTTATTGTTAAAATATTGTAATTTTTTAAGATATTAAAAAATTCATAAGCGCAATGAATAGTATTAACACCTATCTCATGGCGATTGTGAAATATATCACCAGCAATAATAATATCTTTTATATTTCTGAGTTTTAGCTCTTGATCGAACCATTTCGCAAAATCTATAGCTATATTATGCCACGTTTGGGAATTTTGATGGACCCCTAAATGTATATCCGATATACAAGCGACTTTATTTGAACTAAACTGCATTATTGATTTTCTAAACGGTATGAATCATCATACTCGGTATCAAATTTTGTATTTTTCTGAAATGGTATTTGACCAGATTCAGTAAGTAAAGAGTAGACCTCGTTTTGATAACGATGAATGGTGTCGTGTTCTTTCTTTTCTTTTTTAATACGGTTTTGAAAAGCTCGATAAGCTACTTTTGTGAAATAAGAGAATGGATTATAACCTGAATTACATTTAAAACGTTTACGAGTTAATGCTGTAATCATTTTAATAATTGCATCGCCAATCATTTCTTCTTTATAAGAATAATTGATAAAATTCTGTGCATATCCAAGACGGGTGGCTATTTTTTGTATCATGTCGGCTAAATCAGAGGGAATATCTTTACCGCCTTCTTTGTAGTACTGTGAAATTAGGCTTTCCATTTCTATAGGGTCTACATAATTCGGTTTAAGTTCTTCCTTGGTACGACGGACTCGTTTTTTCTTTACTTTTATATCTGAATCCCAGAGAGAAGAAAAATCTTCTTCATTGGGATCGTAACTAAAATCTTCATCTTTAATTTTTCTACGACGAGGCATAATAGGTAGTATATAACAACTTGTAAATAAATCAACTCTCGTATAATTCCGTAACTGAATAAGATATTTGCTCCCGGTCGTAAAGTGCTAAACGCTCCACAACATGCTTATTACCATATCTTAAATTATCCCAAATATCAAAAATAGTAGCCCGTTTTTTACTAGCATGCTTTCTTAAACTTCTACCAATTGACTGAATAATTTTTATTCGGGCCTTTCCAATAGCAGCAAAAATAATATTATGTAGGTTTTTAATATTAATACCGGTTGAGAAGATCTTTGAAATGGCAATACAAGCTACATTATCTTGCTCTTCCATAAGTTTACGAATCATTTCTCGTTCTTCAATTTCTACAGCACCATGTACGAAGTGAACCTCTTTAGTAGTACCTTCTTGAAGCACTCTCAATAGTTCTTCACCATGAGCAATACGATCAACCATTATAAGGGTATTCTTATCTTGTTTATTAACAAGTTTAGTTATAATATCGTTTCTAAACTTATTTGTTTGTAACCAGGTTATTTCTTCTTCATACCCGGCTGTTGGGTTATGCATAGAAGGAATTGTAAATTGAGGAACATTACTGTAGTTTAACTTCAAAGCAGCAACGTGAACCTGAGATATATACTTTTGTTCTCTAAGATCAGCTGACTGTTTGAAGTAAATTACTCTTCCTATCTTCCCGAATATGTTCCATTGGTCGATTTTATTGTCTGGCAAAGTTCCTGTAAGTCCGTAGCGAAATAATGCAGGAATTTGCTCCACCACTTTATTAATTTTGTTTCCATAACGAATTTTATGTACTTCATCTATAACAAGTAATTTTATATCTTTAAGCAAAGATAAATCTTGTTTTTCAGAAAGTAAAATTTGTGCATTTGAAATTACTATTTTAGCGCTTTTATTAGGTTCTATCGATCCTGTCCACTTAGTAACTTCTTCTTCCGGTATTCCATATTCAAGAAAGTCAGAATAGGTTTGTGCTACAAGCTGAATGTCAGGTACAAGAATTAATGTTTTACAATCGTGCTGTGCTTGAATAGATTTAACAAGTAAAGCAATTACTAACGTCTTACCTGCCGAAGTTGGCAGGACAATAACACCTGACTTATTTTTAATAGCAGCTAAGACCGACTCTTCTTGATAGTCTCGAGGATCTAAATTTAACTTTATAAGTTCTTCTTTTAGAGTAGGTATAGTAATAATATCTCTAAACTTATTAGTAAGCTCTATATTAAACTGTATATCTTGACTCTGTAAAAACTCTAGAATCGAAAAGAGTAATCTAGGTTCAAATCTACCTTGAGGTGTTATAGCGTATTGCCTTGTTTGAGGCCTATAGCCAATAGCATAACGGCGCTTGAAGACTTGCTGTTTATCTTCAACCGAAAAGTGTTCTCGAATATTAGGTAGATAGTCTGAAACTATTATACCTTTTTTGCGAGATGTATCATAATCGAACGTTACATTTACCATTACGTTGTTTCAAGTTTGACAATCTCTATAAGATTTTTAATGTCAAACGAAATAGATCTAAAATTAGCTTCAATCTTACCCAAATATTCTACAATAAGATCATGCTCTGCAATCTGACCGTCAATTTTAGCAATAAGAGGATGGTTTTGCTGAGCTTGTTCTAAAGTTTTAGGATTAAGACCGACAGGTGACTCATGCTCTAGTTTATCAGCAATTTTTTTCTGAGCCTCTTTTCTTAGCTTTTTGAGCTTTAAAATTTCTTGTTTGTGGTACATAAGACGACCGACCCAGTAGTGACGGGTAGCTGGCAGATCCATCTGAACCTGCTTCATATTAAACTCATCTACGGTAACGTATTTTTTGATCTCTTCGTTATATTTTTCAATTAACGAGATAACAGACTGTTCTTGATCATCCATATTAGTACCGTATATAATAGCTTCTTTTAGGTAGGAAACAACTTAAATAATATATATATGCAATCCTTTAAGCAATTTTTAGCTGAAAAAAAAGAAAAGCGTAGATTAGATCCAAAATGCTGGAAGGGTTATCGCAGAGCTGGTACAAAGCTTAAAGATGGTACTAGAGTAAATAAGTGTGTAAAAGTAAACAAATGAACTTTAATAATTTAGTAAATTTAATTCTTGAGCAAGCACAAACATATGCTAACAAAGGTATTGTTTTTAGAGGTAGTACAGGATGTTGTATAGGGGTTGAACATGGTAAAAGTATAGAATTATCTCAAGACCTTATACAAAGAATAAAACAAATACCTAATCTTAAATTTTACGCTGAAGGCGTAGCTGCAAAAGATTATAGCAAAGAACCAGGAATGGTTCCGTTTATGAAAAAAAATAATTTAAAATATCCTATACAGTCTTTATCTTGGGACGATATAACAGAAAATAAAGGTAAAGGAACGGCTAATATAAATTACAATATTGTATATGTTTTTATGCAGCATGAATTTAATAAAATTATAGAACAGTACACATACACAAAGGGTACCATGCTTGATGCTTTGGCAAGACCTGCTACACACTGGCCGAAAAATTCTCCAAAAGATCCTAATAAGCGATTACAGTGGCTTTCTTATCATATGAAAAAAGCAGGATTTTATGAAAAGCTTAATCAACCTTATGATAAAGAGAAACTTTTTAATTTATTAACAGAAATGGAGTTAAGTGTGTATCCAAAAGGTCAAGAATATCCTAATACATCTACATATTTTGGTCAATTAATGCATAAACTTGAAGAAGAAAGAAACTCCACAATTTATAATTTAATGGGTAATGGAGGATGTTGTTTTGCAGGGGCAGGACATTTGATCGAACTAAAACAGCAGTTCCCGGATTTGGAAGATATTGATTTGAATAATATATGATTAATTTAGAACAAATAATTTTAGACGCTTTAAATGAAATGACTGCTGCTGCAGTTTTAGGAGCTCCGGCTGGGGGTACATCCCAGTTTTCTGGGGATACATATGCATCTGGAGATACAAGAATTCCCTATTCGATATATGGTAAGGGTGGTGTAATGACCCGCGGCGGCTTAATTAAGGGCAAGAAAAAGCGTAAGAAAAAACGCTAATTCTGCTTTATGGATACCGGTCATTGGCTCATTAACGAAAATGTTTATATACATGAAAACATGTTTGGTTTCATTTATGAAATAGCAAACAAGGTTAATGGTAAAAAATATATCGGTAAAAAGCAGTGTATCCGTAAAATTAAACGTAAGCCCCTTAAGGGCAAAACTCGTAATAGAATAGATCATAAAGAATCAGATTGGAAAACATACACTTCATCTTCAAAAGAACTAAACGAAGATATTCAAAAATATGGCAAAGAAAATTTTGAATTTCGTATTTTAAAAGTGTGTGGTTCCAAATGGGAACTCGGATACGAAGAGATTAAAGAACAGATAGCTCGAGACGTTCTTCGTAGGAATGACTATTACAACGGAATTATAAATGTTCGTATCGGGACTCCGCCCAAGAACCTCTTAAATAATACATAATGGAACTAATTGACGAAAAAAAAGCTTCCTCTTTTAAGCCGGTTTCAAGGTGTTTATATTGCAATGCGACATCTTATGGTAAAGGTTGTAGGTATGCGCCTAAAGGAGTGCATTTTCATCCAAGTGATGCTAAAAAATGTTCTTATTGTGGTTCACCAAATTACGGTCGTGGGTGTAAATTAAATCCGTTTTCTGATATACATCTTCACGGTATTGATTATAACAAAATGTTTAACGAATCTTTAAAAAACAAATTTTTAACCCAACAACTTAATAAAAACTTTACAGATTTTGAAGCTTATAAACTCGGTATTGTAAATGAAAAAGGAGATAAAGTTAAAGAGCCTATTACTGAACAAGAAAAAGCCGCTTATTCTTCAGAAACTAAAACAATTTTAAAAATTAAAAAATATCTTGGTTCAAAATTAGATCTTATAAACCAGACAGCAATTTTAGAAAATGCTTCTAAAATTGAGTACAATAAAGAAAACCATAAAAAGTTTTTAGAGTACGAGCAAAAGATTAATAATATTTTTGCCCAACTTCATGAAACTACTGATAGTGCTATTAAAGATGGCTTGACACTCGAGCAAGTTCAAGCATTATTACAATAATGCATTTTAAAGAATACCCTAAGTCTCGCGTTTGCGGTATAGATTTTTATCCCCACTTTTTAGAAGCTTTAAAAGAGTCGTATGGATTCTGTAAAAAGTATAAGATTCCTTACAGCTTTAAATCTAAGGATATTCAAAAATTCTTTTATCACTACTGTCTCGATAAACTTTGTCATGGATATCAAAAATGCAGTTCAAAGTACCCTAAAGCGCTTGTTGTTTACTCTTTACCGAAAGAAGTAGGATTTACCGATAAACATTTACAAAATGTTTTAAAGGTGCTTCCGGTACCGTGGGTTAAAGTTAAACAACTAGATTCTCCGGATACTGAATATGCTATTCTAAGAGCTGTATCAAGTAATAAACTTATTAGTTCAAAGCTTGAAAAATTTCTCAAGAAAAACGCTCTATACAATTTTCAAAAGAAAAATAAAAAAACTAAAACTTTTTCAATGGGCACAGTTGATTTAGCTAACGGCACCCCTAATTAATGTAAAGAATTGTAAGCCCTTCGCCAAATAGGCCGAGAAAATTACTGTTCCTGATTAAATAATATATATGAGTAAATTTGATGCCGTTTATAAAAAAATAGAAGAAGCGTTACCCGTTACATCTACGCAAACGCAGCCTGCTGCAGGAAATCAGACAACAAATCAAACTCCTGCTCAGCAACAACAAGCCGTTCAGCAAGCTGCAAAATTGCTTAATTTGGATCCAAAAGTGTTGCAACAAATTCTCGACGCTCAAAAACAACAGCAACAAAAAACTGCACAACAGCCTAATATCGCTACACAACCTGCTGTGTAACTGGTATGAGCAAATTCAGAGACGAAATTCTAGCAGTTATTAATAAACTACGCTATCTCTTAACGCTTAAATAATACAGCGTTATGATTGAACAAGCTTTTAATAGCTTTTATAAAAACAGTATTAGTAAATACCTTGTTATTGAACAACAAACGGGTATTATAAAGCATCTCACCCATTTAGAGGAGCTTATTTTAACTCGTCAAAAGGAAGGACTAGATACCGCTCTCTCATTTATCAATGCTCTCATGGACGCTTTTAACGGTAATGCTGATTCTGGTGTTTTTACAACGGTAAAATACGACGGCGCACCTGCTATAATTTGTGGTTATAATCCTGAAAATAATAAGTTTTTTGTGTCTACAAAAAGTATAGCAGCGAAGACACCAAAAATTAACTACACTGTTCAAGATATTCAGATAAATTACGGTCAAGCACCCGGATTGGCCGAAAAAATGAAGATGGCTCTTTTATATCTTTCAAAAGTTATAAAGTCTAATGTATATCAATGTGACTTTATGTTTGATAAAGCTACACTCAATCAAATAAACTTTCAAGGTGAAAAACTAATTACTTTCAAGCCTAATACCATTACATACGCTGTTGAAGCTAGCTCTGAGCTTGGCAAAAGAATTCAAAACGCTCAAATCGGTGTAGTATTTCATACTCGTTATACAGGACCTTCTTTGACAGAACTTTCAAAGTCAGCTGATGTTAATGTTTCAGAGTTTAATCAAACTCCAGAAGTTTGGTTTGACGATGCTAAGTTTAAAGATGTTTCTGGTACGGTAACACTAACGGATAACGAAAAACAAGTTATTGCTGAAACAGTAAACTCAATACAAAAGGCTTCAGGGATAACAGACTGGACAGCACTTCCTAATAATTTTTATATTTTAGCCAACACATTTATAAACACTCTTATCCGCCAAGGTAAATTTGTAGATGATCCGGAAGAAACCTTCAACGAGTTTATAAGTTGGTACAATGCCAGAATGGACAAAGAGGCAGATAAAATGAAAACCGAAGCTGGTAGACAAAAAAAAGTAGATGCTAAAGATAAAGCAGTTCAATTTTTTAATACCAACAAAATGTCTGTAGTCAATATCTTTAACATAACAAAAAAATTAGCAGAGCTTAAAAAAATATTTTTTAACAAGTACTCTTCTGCTATTAAAACAAAACAATTTTTAACACAACCAGACGGCACACTTAAAGTTACCCCCGGTGAAGGGTTCGTTGCTGTAGACAAGGTCGGTAATATGGTAAAACTTGTCGATAGATTAGAATTTTCTAAAGCAAATTTTGCAATTTCAAAAGAGGATAAATTTAAATGATAGCTTTTAATAATTTTTTTACCGAACAAACAAGAGATGGTAAACTTGTAATAATTTACTCCGGTCGATTTCAACCTGCACACAAAGGACATGCTGCGGCTTATAATGCTTTAGTACAAGAATATCCAGATGCGGATGTATGGGTAGCTACATCTAATGTTGTTAATGAAAAGTCACCGTTTAATTTTCAAGAACGTAAATTTTTATTAGAAAAAGCAGGCGTACCTAGAGATCGCATAATACAGGTTGCTGCTACCTATGTAGCAAAAGAGATAACTAAAAATTATAATGAAAATAAAGATCATTTAATTTATGTGGTATCTCAAAAAGATGCAGACCGTTTTTCTTACAAACCTAAAAAAGACGGCACAATGCCCTATTTGCAAAAATTAGAAGATGCCGACAAGTTGCTCCCTATGGGAGAAAAAGGCTACGTAAAAGTAGGAAAAACTTTTCCTTTTAAAGTGTTGGGTAAAACTATTACAGGGGCAACTCAAATAAGAGATATATATAAGCATGTTACAGAGCCAGAAAAAAAGCAAATCATCGTAGACCTTTATGGTAAGTTTGATCCGAGTATATATAACTTGTTTAATAAAAAGTTGAAATAAGCTCTGAAGTCAGTATAATACTGCTATATGAAAAATAGTAGTACAGTAACACTTGAGCTTAAACAAGATGAGGCAAACATGCTTTTAGAAGCCTTGTTGTTTGCTTCTTCTGTTAATGTTGGAGCTGATTGGTCTGAGAAAGATATTAATAAAATGGTTTCCCTTTCTAAAAAGCTTAAAACCCAATTAAACGGTTCAACAAATCTTAAAAATATTGTTTTTTATCAAGAAGAAAATTACGAAGATAATTGGACACAATCCGTGTTTAACTTCTTTAAAGAGAACCTTAATATTGTACCACTACAACAGGCTTAATGAGTAAATTTCAATCAACAAAGGTTATAGAATTAGGATCTTGTGCCTTTAGGCAGTGGGGTGCGAAAGGTACACACTGTAAGTATGTGCACGGTTATCAACTTAAAGCAAAGTTTTGGTTCGGGTGTGCAGGTCTTGATGATAAAAATTGGGTTATTAATTTTGGCGGATTAAAACATGTTAAAAAAGTTTTACAGGATCAGTTTGATCACACTCTTTGTATTGCTAAAGATGATCCGTTATTAGAAGAATTTAAACGTCTACATGAATATGGTGGCTGTCAGCTCCGTATTATGGATGGAGTAGGTATAGAGAAGACAGCCGAGTGGTGCTTCAAAAAAGTAGACCCCATGATTCGAGAAATGTCTACTGGTCGTTGCTGGATTGAAAGAGTAGAAGTTTGGGAACATGATTTAAATAGTGCAATTTATGAAAAAGGATCTTGAAGTAATTACAGCTAAATTTGAACAAGTTGTCCCTAAGGACCGTAAAATCGGTTTTTGGGACTTTTTAACTATTTGTTCAGTATTGATTTTTGCAATGTTTTATCTATTATTACTCAATCCCTTAGGGTGGGTTGCAATTGTGCTTTGTAGTGTACTTTACAAGTTTATTATTGGGGGTTAATTTATGATTGATATTAATAAAGAAACATTGTTCTTATCTGACGATTTAGTGTTTTATACTATCGAAGGAGAAGGTGAATTTGTAGGGCAGCCATCTGTTTTTATGCGTATGGCTATGTGTAATTTAACTTGTATAGGTTTTGCTTCAGAAGATTCACCGAACGGTTGTGATTCGTTTGTATCTTGGTCAGTAAAGAATAAAAAAACCTTTGCTGAAGTATTTCAAATGATGGAAGATAATAACTATATTGAACATCTTCGCAATAGAGCTATTCTTAAACTAACCGGTGGAGAGCCCTTTATTCAGGAAAAGCAGCTTCTTAAATTTATTGAGGCTTTTGTAGACAAATATGGTTTTATTCCGCGTATTGATTTTGAAACTAATGCAACACTTATTCCTTCTGAAATATGGCGCACTGTTTTTAAGGCTACATTCACAACATCTCCTAAATTATCAACTAATGGCGATCCCGAGGAAAAAACATATAAACCGGATGTATTACGGTGGCACGTATCGCATGGCTCTGGTTTTAAATTTGTTATTACTTCAGATAAAGATATTGAAGAAATTTGGAAAAAATATGTTAACGACGATCAAGGTATTAATGTACCTCTATATCGTATTTGGTTTATGCCATGTTGTGGTTCAAGAGAAGAACATGTCCGGAACGCCCCTGCTGTAGCAGAGTATGCAAAAGCTATGCATGTTAATTTTTCACCAAGACTTCAATTGCTAATTTGGAACAAAGCACTTAAAGTATAACAATGAAAATTGCGTTTATGGGCACACAGTGTAATGGTAAATCTACACTGATTAAAGGGTTTCTTAAAAAGTGGCCGATGTATAAGGAAGTTAATTCTACTTATCGTAAACTTATAAAGACTGGTAAAATTGTTAATAATGAAGAAGGTACTGAAGAGTCTCAAAGAGCAATTCTTAACGCAATTATTGATGACACTCAGAAAGCTATTTCAAAAGACAATGAGTTTTTAGTTTTTGATCGTTGTGTAATTGATAATATTGTTTATTCTCTTTGGCTTAATGAAAAAGGTAAAGTATCAGATGAATTTATAATGGACTCAAAGCGTATAGCTTTTGAAGCAATAAAAGTTTTTGATATTATATTTTATTTGCCGTTAAGAGAAGAAATTAATATAGTTCCAAAGAAAGGCCGTGCTACCGACCCAGTTTATCGTCAAGAAATTGATAATCTTTTTAGAGCTGTAGTCGGGTCTTATGAAAAACAATTAGGTATTTTCTTTTCAAAAGAAGATTGTCCTGCAGTAATTACACTTGAAGGTCCAGCAGATCTAAGAATAGAGCAAATACCCTTGTACATCAAATCTAACGGTAAATTTTACGGAGAAGAAGATGGTTCTTTATTAGCTAATATGTGATTTGTATTAAATAATAATACAAACA